GGTGACGGAGACCGACAGCGTTCTGGCGTCGACGCCCTACACCGTCACGGTGTCCCAGGCCGCCGCCTTCTCGTGTGACCTCGGCGTCGCCTATGCCGGCGGGCCGGCGCTGACGCCGGTCGCGGCCAACCCTGGCCATGGCCAATACAGCGTGAGCGCGTCCACGGGCGTCTACAGCTTCAACGCCGCCGACGCGGGCCAGGGCCTCACCTTCGCCTATGCCACGGCCGCGATCCCCGACGACCTGACCGAGCAATGCCTGCGCCTGGTCACCGGCCGCTACCAGGCCAAGGATCGTGATCCTGCGCTGATCATGCGCGACACCCCGGGTGTCGGGACACAGCGCTGGTGGTTTGGCGGGTCGCCGGGCCAGAAGGGCGCCTTCCCGCCCGACATCGAGGCGGCCCTCGACGACTACCGCGTCCCGACCGTGGCTTAAGGAATCCTGCCGCCATGGACAGCATCAGGATCGATGTCAAAGGTGATCGGCAAGTCGGCCTGCGGTTCGAGGAATTTCCCGACGCGCTTTATGACCAGCTGCGCGCCGAGATCGACTCCCTAAGCGCCGAGCTCTACGCCCGGGTGGTGGCCGCCGCGCCCCGCGCCACAGGCCAGCTGGAAAGCCAGATCCGGCTGCGCCTCTTCGCGGACAAAACCCGCATCACGGGTTATGTCGATATCGCCGGGGCCAAGGGCTCGCAGGACTTCGCCAAGGCCGCAGCCCTGGAGTATGGCGCCCACCGGCCGACCAAGGTCTCGGCCCACAGCATGAAGCTGGATCACTTCTGGGCCAACAAGCTGGCCGCCCCCATCGAGGTTCTGGTGGCCGCCTTTACCCGCACCCCGGACATTGCGGACCACGCCTTTGAGCGCGGGCCCCTGGCCGAGATGCAGCCGGAAGTTCAGGCCCGTCTCAACGCCGCCGTCGAGCGCGCGGTCGTCGTGGCCAACGCATGAACACCAATTTCGGGCCGATCCTCGAGGCGCTGCTGGCGCACGTTCAGGCGACGACGATCCTGCCTTTCACCGCCAGCGCCACGGCCGCCAGCGCGATTCTCACCGGCGTCAGCCCGGTCGCGAGCCTGTTCCCTGGCCTTCCGGTCTTCGGGCCGGGTGTCGTCGAAGGCGCGACCATCGACGCGGTGGATGCGGGCGCCGGGACCGTCACGTTGTCGGACGCGGTCACGACCGCCGCCACCGGCGCGGAATTCGCCGCTGGCTTCCAATCCTGGAGCCGCCGCCTGCAGCACTGGTCCCAGGTCTCGGCCCAGCCCGCCGGCTTCCTGCGGCGCATCGGGACCACGGACCACTATGACGGCGAAAGCGTCTGGTCGATCACGACTCTCGACTGTGAGATCTGGATCTACTGCAACGCCGGCCAGAACCCCGACGTCGCCCCAGACGATTCCCTCAACGATCTAGAGCAGCTCGTCCGCGAAAGTTTCGCCCCTGACGACGATCAGCGCTTCACCCTGGGCGGCCTTGTCTATTGGTGCCGCTTTGAGGGGCGGGGCGACTCGTCGCCGGGCGACCAGGGCGGTCAGGCCATTTCCCGCATCCCCGTTCGCATCACGCTTCCATAAGGAGCCCTTCGCGATGTCCACCGCCGACACCGTCCGCGCCTGGTTCAGTGAGCGCCTGGCCAATGGCCCGCTTGCCCGCGACACCGCCGCCTATAATCAGGTTTTCGCAGCGATCCCCGACCTGATCGCCCGGCTCGACCCGGCACCCGCGCCAATCAAAACCGCTGCAGCCATCGTCAGTCAGCCGCCGCTCGCAACCGTCGGCCCATTCATCCCCACAGACGCTGAAGACGGCTCTTCACTGGCCTTGGACGCTTCGCCTCATTCCGAGGCCTGATTCTTAAGTCTCCCGCCCGCACCTCGAAAGGATTCCCCCTATGCCTCTTTCGCTTAACGGTAAGCCGACCTTTGGCGCCGGCCGGGTCTTCATGACCGCGAACCTCGCCAATCCGACCCCCGCTCGCGCCCTGGTGCCTCAGAGCCAGAGCGTCGACTTCAAGCGGAAGGTCGAGAGCCTGTTTGGTGAGCGTCAACTGGCCGTCGCCGTCGGCAGTGGCCAGATGGAAGTCACCGGTAAGGTCGAATACAGCGCGTCTCAGGCCCGCATCATCAGTGACATCCTCTTTGGCGTCAGCGGCGCGAGCGGCTCCTATGCCGAAGCGGACAAAGAATCCGGCACGGTCGCGGCCACGACGCCCTTCATCATCACCGTCTCCAATTCGGCTACGTGGCTCTTTGATCTGGGTGTCTTCAACGCCGTCAGCGGGGCGATTTACGCCCGCGTGGCTTCCGGCTCCGAGGTCGTCGGCAAATCCTACTCCGTCGCCGCCGGCGTCTATACCTTCGCGGCCGGCGACGAAGGGGTCAACATGCTGATCTCCTACGCCTACACCGTCACGGCCAGCGGTGAGCAGGTGACCCTGAGCAACGAATTGCAGGGCCAGACCGGCGCCTTCCAGGCCGTCCACGTTCTACCCTGGGGCGCCGCGCAGGATATGTTCGTCTTCTACAACTGCACGGCCTCCTCGGGTGGCCTCTCGGCCAAGCAAAGTGGGTTTGTCAACTCGATGCTGGAATATACGGCCTCCACCAACAGCAATGACGAGCTGGGCGTCGCCTCGTTCGCCGAGGCCGCATAGCGAGGCGCCATGACCGAGGCCGAACGGCGGGCGCTGGGGCAGTCCCGGCGCCTCGTCTTCCAGAATATCGCTAACGGTGTCCCGACCGAGCAGGTGCGGCTCGCCATGAAGCTCTCGGATCTTGAGCTCGACCAAGCCCTCAACTTTGTCAGACGCAAAATCACCGAGCACCTGGTTCTGCGCCGTCAGGCCCCGATCGCCTGTCACGACGTGCGGGCCATGCGCTTCAATCGCCGGGCGCTTTTGGGCGTCCTGGCGCGGATCGGCGATCTCGACCTTTCCACCGAGCTGCTCCTGGCCCGCGTGACCGTTCAGGCCCTGGACCATCCCGAAATGATCCAGGGCGCCCAGCATCGCATGTCCAAGGCCTATGGGCAGTGAAGGGACGGTTCGTCAGGGCCGAAACCGCTGCAGCGATCGGCGTTTCGGGTCTGCATCCCTTCAGGTATGAAATCCTCGGCAGACGTGAGCCCGAGGAAGATTTGATGCCGCCATCCGTTAATGACGAAGTCCGTGCGGCGCGGTGCATCGTTCCCGTGTCAATCTATCCCCCTGGGATGCCGGGCCAGAGTGTTGCAGTCTCCGCGTTGATCGATACCGGCGCCACGGCGTCGGCGATCACGCAACGGTTTGCGGGGTTCGTGGGGCTCCCGATGTTGGGCCAGGAACTCGTGTCCGGCTCAGGGCGATCGGCTGTTGTACCGATGTATCAGGCGGACTTGGAAATTTGGAAACCCGGCTACGATACGAGCCAGGCGCACGTCTTCAAAGGTCGTCGGCTGACGACGCTTTTGTCGGCCGTTGTGGGATTTCACGTACTGCTCGGCATGGATATCCTGGAGCGTAATGCGTTTCTGATAGATCCAGATGGCCGCTGGACTTTGACGTTTTAGGCCACGCGCCTGAACACGCCCTGATGGGCGAGCCGTTCCTCTCCAAAGAACCATCCCTGGCCCTCTTCACCGAGCGGCTGATGGCCCACCACAAAGCGAAGGCTCCCAACACCGCATGTCCAAGGCCTACTCCCGATGACTGAGCCTGCCGCCTTCGACGAGACCGCCGTTCCTGCCGTCACCTTGGCCGGTCGGGACTGGCCTATCCCTGAATTAGCCTGGCGCGACCTCAAGAAATGCCGTCAGGAGCTGCTGGAGCTCACGCGGCGCATCAACGCCGTGACCGGCGCTGATCCTGGCGCGGCTGACGAAAGCGCCGCCGCGCGAGGGGTGCGCCATCTGGCGCTCATGTCGGACCTGCTCGAGGGTCTTTCAAACGAGGACTATGACCGGCTGGTGATGGGCCCCCTTTTTGCGGGCCTCGTCGCTTCGCATCCAACGCTCACCCGGGCCGAAGTCGAGTCCTGGGCAAGCACCGAAAGTGAACGATTATTCGCGTGGCTTCTGGTGCGCCGGCAGTCGGGCCTGTTCCTCTCAAGCGCTGCACCCGAACCTCAAGTCGAGGCGCCCGCCGACCCGGGGGAGGGCGACGGGGCGCCGTAGCCCCGGACCCAAACTGGGAAGGCGTCGTCCTGCGCGCCTGCCGCTACTACGGCCACACCCGGGACTATTGGTGGGCGACCCTCACCTGGCCCCTCTATGTCGAGCTCGAACGCGAACTGGCCGAGAACCCGCCCGTCGATCACCTCGTTCAGGCCTATTTCATCGCCCAGAAATGGTGGGCGCCCCCGCGAACGGCGTTCGTCGAGAGCGACGACGCGGTCGGTGAGGACGGCATCTGGGAAAGCCCGTTCCCGGAGGTGACGGATTAGAGATCAGTAGCTACAGCGCGTGCCGGTGATCACGGCCCCGCAATCGACCTGAGTGTCTTGCGTCGAATAGGATTTGAGCTTCCCATCCGCGCCGAACGTGAAGTGGACGGCTTTCGAAGTCGCCCCAGCGCCGCCGGCGAAGAGCCCCACGATGGGCACGAAGGTCGCGGCCTTCACATGGCCCCGGGTGTGGCTATAGGTCAGAACCTCCTGGCCATCCGAGTCGTGCTCGTCCGTCACGGGTCGACCATAGGCGCTCTCGACATCGCTGACCGTCGCCTGACCGATCGTGAAACTGGAGGGATCCGGCGCTGGGGGTCTGGCCTCTGCTGTGCCGGCGAACGCCAAAACGGCGCAGAGCGTGAGAAGACGTCTCATCTTGATCTCCCTTTGAAGCGTCAGCAGACCAGACGGCGCGCCGAAGTCAAGCACGGTGGCGCATCCGCGGATGGGGTGAACGATGGCGAACAATATTGCCGTCAGCATCACCGCCGACGTCGCGGATCTTCAGGTCAAGCGGGCGATCCTGTCGAGTGAACTGAAGGCCGCCCAGAAGGACCTTAACGACTTCGCCAAGACCGCCCGCACCAGCGGCGCGACGACCGAGCTGCGGACCTCGATGCTGGGCGCGGCCGACGCCGCGGGCAAGGCGAAGAATTCGATCGCGCTGATCGATACCGAGATGAAGTCGCTGAGCGGCGGCGCGCACCTGGCGACGGGGGCGCTCAGTGAAGTCTCTCACGGTAGCTCGACAGTAACCCGGGAACTGCTGGTTCTGGCCCGCGAGGCCGGACGCGGCAATTTCACCCGCATGGCCGGGTCGGCCACGATCCTGGCCGGCGCCCTGGGCTTCATGACGCCTGAGATCCTGACGGCGGCGGCGGGGATTGTGCTGCTGGTGGCGCCCTTGGTCGCCTTCGAAGCGGCGGCCCTCAGCGCCGCCGAGGATGCGGCCAAGTTTGCTAACGCGATTCAGATCACCGGTAACTATGCGGGCCTGACGGCCGGCGAGTTCGAGGCCATGGCCCAGCGGGTGGCGACGGCCTCAAACACAGGCATCGGCGCGGCCCGCGGCGCCCTGATGTCCCTGGTGGCCTCCGGACGGTTCACCAGCGCCGAGGTTGAGCAACTCGGCAGGGACGCGACGAAGTTCGGCGAGCTCACCGGCGAAAGCGCCAAGAAGGTGATCGAGGGCTGGGTCAAGATGGGCGATGGCCCGACGCGCTACGCCGAAGAGTTCAATCGGACGTACCACGCGCTGACCCTCGCCCAGCTCGAGCATATCGCCAATCTGGAGCATGAAGGCCAGCAGTCGGCGGCCACCGCCGCCCTGGTCGAGGATCTGACCCACTGGCTCGACAACCAGGCCGTCCACATGGGGCCATTGGGTGAGGCGTGGCACAACCTGTCGGCCAATATCGACGGCGCCTGGGAAGCGCTGAAACGGTTTTCCGGCGGCAATCAAGGCAGCACGACGGATCAGCTGGGCGCCGTCAACGCCAAGATCGCCCAGATGCGCGATCCGAAGTACCGGGCGGCCAACTTCAGCGGCGATGCCCAGGGTCAGCAGGCCTATGAGAAGCTGCTGTTTTTCCTCGAGCGACAGAGCACGGATCTGGCGGCCAAGGCTGCCGCCGAGAAGCGCGCTAGCGACACGACCGCCGAAAATACGCGCACCCAGCAGGCCGGGGCTGAGGCCTACCAAAAGTCGCACGAGACCCTGCTTTCGCTGCGCAGCTCGGCCGAGGCCGCGCGCCAGGCGGTCAAAGATCTGCACGATGAGATGGCAGCGCGTCTCAAGGCCAATCCGAACGATGCGGAGGCCAAGGACTACCAGGCCCACTCCGGCAGGTATGACGCCGCGCTGCTGAAAAAGATGGACCCCGGCGACCACAAGAAGCCGAAGGACACCCAGGTCGCGGTCTGGCGCGAGCAGCTGCAGAGCCAGCTTGAGGCCGAGAAGAACTATTTCAGCGACTCCAAGACCGAGGAGCTGAAGTTCTGGACGGAGAAGCTGGCCCTCACGACGTCGGGGACGGCGGATCAACGGGCGGTCAAGACCCAGATCTATAATCTCGACCGAGAGCTCGCCCAGCAGACCTACCGCGAGCAGGTCGCGGCTCTCGACAACCAGCTCACCGCCGCCAAGGACAACTGGGCCAAAGAGCAGGCGGTGATGGGGGCTAAGCTCACCTATATCCGGCTCAACCAGGGCGAGCAGTCGACCGAGTACCAAGCCGCGCAGCGGCAACAGGAAGAGCAGAGTCAACGCCATGAGCAGACCCTGCTGGAGATCCAGCGGTCGGGCATGCAGGAAGCCCTGGCCGAGCTGAAGAGTAACCTCGACAGCCAGCGCCAGATCCGAGAGGCCGATGCGCGCACGGCCGAGGTGGCTGTCCAGTCAAAGCCTCTCAACTCCGGGCCGATCGGTAAGGTGAGCGGCGACGTCCAGATCGCCGCCATGCACCAGCAGATGCTGGCCCAGCAGCTCGCCGCAGATCAGGCCTATCACGCCGCTCAGGGCCAACTCCTCGAGGCTGAGATCGCCGCCGCTCGCCGCGCCGATGGGGAACAGTCCAAGAGCTACATCGAGGCGGTCAACGCCAAGAAGCTGGCGGACCAGCAGTTCGCGAACCAGAGCAAGGTGATGTCGGACCAGATGGTCAACACCGCCCAGGCCGACGCGGAGCGGATCAAGTCTGACTGGCATGCGGCCATCGACCCGATGGTCAATGTTACGGCGCAGGGGATCCGGGGCCTGATCGCCGGCACCGAAACCTGGCACCAAGCCCTGATGCAGATCGGCGGCCAGGCGATCAATATGATCATCGGCGCGATCGAGCAGATGGTCGAAAAGTGGCTCGTCAATATGATCGTCGGCTCGACGGCGACGGCGATGATGGGCAAGTCGAACGTCGCGGCCTATGCCGGTGTTGCGGGCGCTGCCGGTGTTGCGTCCATGGCCGGCGCGCCTTTTCCGATAGATCTCGCCGCGCCTGCGTTTGGCGCCGACATGGCCATGGCGGCCCTGGCCTTCGGCTCTTTCGCGGTCGGCACGAACATGGTGCCCCACGATATGATCGCCCAGGTCCACGCCGGCGAGCGGATTATTCCGAAGGCAGACAATACGGCGCTGATGGCGGCCGTGTCGGGCGGCGGCGGCAAGGGCAATTCTCAGACGATCAACAACCACTACAGCCCGACGATTCACACCCACGGGCCGGCCGACTTTGAACAGGCGCTCGAGGATCACGGCCACGTGGTGCTGTCGATGATCAAGCGGGCCGCCCGGGACGGGAAGCTCAAGGGTCTGATGGCCTGACAGCCGACAAATTGAGAGAGGTCGGCTGATGCCCCTTCCGATCTATCCCGGCCCGACCCTTTTGCCCGGGATCACCTATGGCTCGACCTGGACGCCGGATTTCTACAACCTGCCGACGGCGACCACGGCCTCGGGGGCGGACATCGATCTGGCCATCAGCCAGTACCCGCTGCACGACTTCGAACTGATCTACGAGTTTCTGCGGGACGACATCACCTCGACGATCTGGCTCGACGGCCAAGGCCTCGAGTTCCGCACCATGATGGGCTTCCTGTTGCAGATCGGGGGTACGGCAGGGCGATTCCTCTACGACAACCCGGCCGACGATCAGGTCACGCAGAATGTCATCGGGGTCGGCGACGGCGTCACCACGGCCTTCACCCTCACCCGCACCTTCGGGGCCAATGGGTATGGCGGGACCGAGCCGGTGGGCCAGGTGAACCTGGGCGAGACCTTCAACGCCTATCTGAACGGCTCAACCACGCCGCTGAGCTCCAGTCTCTACACCGTCAGCACGGCCAATCCCGTGGCAAATACCATCACCTTCACGACGGCGCCCCCGGCTGGCCAGAATATCGCGGTGGATATGTCCTATTATTACTATTGTAAGCTGGCTCAGAACAACAACACCTCTAAGAAGTTCATGAGCAACCTCTGGTCCATGGACAAGGTGCAGATCCATAGCTGCCGGCCGGGCGCATGACGTGCGCTTCCATGGATAGCCCCGCATGACGGCCCTGTTGCGACCCGCCTCAAGCGCGCTTCAGACGGCTCTGGCGACGAACGCCGTTCGCGCCCGGGCCGATTTGTTCACCTTTACGCTGCTCGGCGGGACGGTGCTGAACTGGACCAGCTGGGATCAGGATCTGGTGATCGGCGGCGTGACCTATAGTTCCAAATCGCCTTGGCTGGAGCGCACCAACTGGAACGTCGCCAATACCCTCGAGGTGCCCAGCCTGACGGTCTATCTGCGGGCCTTCAACACCGGCTTCGACGGCGGCGCCAATATCAAGACCCAGGTCCACAACGGTCTGTTCGACGGCGCCGCGTTTCTGCTCTCCAGGGCCTTTATGGAGTCCCCGCCGACGGTCCTGGATACGGTCGGGCTGTTCGGCGGTGAGGTGGGCGGGATCAATCTGACGGGCTCGACGGCCGTCATCACGGTCAAGGGCAAGACCAACCTTCTCGACAAGTACGCGCCGCGCAACCTGTTCCAGATTGGCTGCAATCATGGCTTTTGCGATCCGGGCTGCACCCTCAGTCGAGCGACGTACACGGCGCCCTTCGTGGCCGGCGCCAGCGGCCTCAGCTCCACCTTCATTCCATGGGCCGAGGCGCCCGGAAGTCCCGGTATCTATCAGAAGGGCCAGCTGACCATGACCAGCGGCGCGGCCTCAGGGCAAACCCGCACGATCGCCGCCGCCTCGAGCGAGGGTCTTACCCTGGCCTATCCGCTTTATGAGACGCCCGCAGCCGGCGATGGGTTTTCCGCCTTCGAGGGCTGCGACAAGACGTTCGATTCCGGCTCGGGCCAGAGCTGCACGGACCGGGCGAATACCCAGCACTATCGCGGCTACGAGTTCGTCCCGCCGCCCAACTCGGCCTACTGATCCGTGGTGCGCGCAGAGGGGTGCGACCTCCTGGCCCCGCGGCCGGGCGGCGAGGAGCGGCACAGCTTCGCCACGTCGGAAGAGGCCGAGGGCCGTGCGGCCTTCATCACCGAGGCCCTCTCCTGGGTCGGGACGCCGTTTCGGGACTGCGCTGACATCAAGGGGCCCAAGGGAGCCGTGGATTGCGCAATGCTGCTGGTGCGCTCAGCGGTCGATACGGGCCGCATCCCGCCCTTCGACCCGCGCCCCTATTCGCCCCAGTGGATGCTGCACCGGACGGAAGAGAAGTTCGTCAACTGGATACTGGCCCTGGGCGCTCGTGAAGTCGACGCGCCGAAGGTCGGCGATATCGTGGTCTGGCAGTTCGGCAAGACCTTCGCCCACGGCGCGGTCCTGGTGAACAGCGAGGAAGTCGTTCACGCCTATAGCGCGGCCGGCATGGCCCTGGTCTCGCGCCTCGACGAACCACTCCTCGCCTTCCTGCCCTTCAGCGGCTGCCAGGCGCGCCGGCCGGTCCGCTATTTCGACATCTGGGGGTAGGCCGCGTTGTCGATTTTCCAGAACCCGGGCTTCATCGCGCCGATCAACTATTCGGGCCTCAATGTCGGCTCGTCGATGTGGAACATCCCTGTCCCGATTTTCTGGGGCACGCGGCGGCTTTCCACCAACGCCATCTGGTTCAACGACTTCTACGCCCAGCCTTCCGGCGGCAAGGGCAAGGGCGCGGGCGCCAAGTCGAATATCCAGCAGACCTATACGGCCGCGGTGATTCTGGCCCTCAGCGAGGGGCCAATCGACTCGATCCAGAACAGCTGGGCAAATGGGTCCACGACCTCGACGGCGACCCTATCCTATCTCAACATGACGTTCTTCTCGGGGACGCTTTCCCAGGCGCCCTGGAGCTACGTCTCCACCAACTATCCCGACCAGGCGCGGGCCTATTCGCAGCTTGCCTATCTCGCCAGCCCAAAGCTGCACCTGGGCCAGAGCGCGACGATCCCGGACAACGCCTTCGAGTGCGTCCGCGCCAATGGCTTTGCCTACACCCAGTCGAGCAATGGCTGGATCAATCCCAATACCCATGCCGTGTCGCCCGGCCTCGATTGCCTGATGAGCGACATCATTCCCGATCTGCTGACCAATGTGCAGTATGGCCTGGGCTTTACCTCGGCGGACCTTGGCTCGCTCAGCCAATACGCCGCCTATCAGCAGGCCCAGGGCCTGTTCTTCTCGCCGCTCCTCAACACCCAGGAGAAGGCGACCCAGATCATCGACCGCTGGGCCCTGACCTCAAACGCCTGGATCTACTGGTCGGGAACGCAGCTGCAGTTCGTGCCCCTGGGCGATGCGGTGATCACCGGCAACGGCGTCACCTACACGCCCAATGACGACGTCGCCTATGACCTGACGGTCGACGATTTCATTGCGCCGACCGGCAAGGATGACGGGCCGGTCAGGGTGTCGCGGATCGATCCGGCCGACGCCTTCAACCGCACGACCCTCGACATCACCGACCGGACGCTCGGCTATATCGACAACCCCTTCGAGTGGAAGGATGACGGCCTCGTCGACCAGTATGGCCTGAGGGATAATTCCAACACCCAGGCCGACGAGATCTGCGACCCCAATGTCGCCCGCATCGTCGTCCAGCTGCTGGGCAAGCGCGCGGCCTATATCCGCAACACCTACGCCTTCAAGACCAGCTATCGCTTCATCCTCTGCCTGCCCGGCACGATCCTCACCCTGACCGAGCCCAATATCGGGCTGAACCAGGTGCGGGTGCGGGTCAAGACCATCGCCGAGGACGACAAGGAACAGCTCAGCTTCGTCTGCGAGGAGTTTCCGGGCGCCGTCGGCTCCTATTACCCGGCCGGGTCGACCGCGGGGGTGAACCCGGCGACGACGCCGATCAGCAACATCCTGCCGGGCAATGTCAACACGCCGGCTATCATCGAGCCCAATTCCACCTTCACCGGCGGCGTCCCCAAGATCATCATCGCGGCCTCCGGCGGCGTGAACTGGGGTGGCTGCACGGTCGATGTCAGCTTCGACGGGGCTAGCTACAGCCAGGTCGGCACGATCACCTCGGCGGCCAAGCAGGGCCTGCTCACCGCGGCCCTGGCGGCCTTCGGCGGAACGAACCCGGATACGACCAACACGATCAGCGTCGATTGCACCGAGAGCCTGACCCTGCCGGTTCCGGTCACGAATGCCGACGCCACGGCCCTGCGCACCCTCTCGCTGATCGCCGCCCAGCCGAGCATCTCCGGTGGCGCCTATGTCGTGCCGACCAATGGCGAGCTGCTGGCCTTCGGCGCCCTGACGGCGACCGGAACCTATGCCGCCAACCTGACCTATCTCGAGCGCGGGGCCTATGGCACGGCTCCGGGCGCCCATTCCATCGGCGATCAGTTCACGCAGGTTGACGTCTCGGGCACCGACGGGACCTCCGTCGCCTATGAGCTTCCCGCGCAATATATCGGCCAGACGCTCTATCTGAAGCTGCGCTCGTTCAACGTCTTCAACCAGCAGTTGCAGGATCCGTCGACGGTCCTGGAATACCAATATACGCCCACCGGGGCGGCGTTTGGCGGGGGTGCGGCGGGAGCGCCGTTGGTCCCGACCGGCTTTACGGCCACCGCGATCGCCGGTGGCGTGCAATTGGCTTGGAACGCCAATCTTTCTTCGGACAATGTGATTGACTACGTGCTGTTGCGCGCTCCGGGCCTAAGCGCGTCCAGCAGCGCAGCGGTAGCGATCTGGCAGGGTTCGACCCTCGGCTATACCGACACCCCTCTCGCTCCAGCGTCGGGCTACACTTATTTTTTGGCCGCCGTGAACGCCATCGGCGCGTCGGCTTTGACCGCTGGCAAGAGCGTAACCCCCGGCGCGGCGACGATCACCGGTCAGGGCGCATTCGCGACGGTCAATCAGATCACCACGGACAATTCGAATAGCCTCGTTGGCGGCCAATCGATCCTTCAACAACACATAGCGGCGCTGGCTGTGGATTTCAGTCTGTCGCCCAGTTCGGCCGGGAGCGTCGCCAACCGGACGGCGAACTATCTGACCTACACGTCCGGCGGCGCGACGGTGGACTCGCTCAAGCCCGAAGAGCTGGGGGCGAACGTCACCGAGACTCGCACCGCCGCGGCCATCACGGCACAAAGCGCGTGGGCGA